CTCTTATCGCGATCACCCGTAAGAAGGTCACAACTGATCCTCTTACAGACATCAAGACGGAGATTTCAGCCACGTTGAATCTTTCGATTCGACGCCCCCTCGTGGGTTTCACTGAAGCAGAGCTCCTTGAGCTCTTCACCGGTGCTAACACGTGGGGTTCGGCCAGCACCAACGCCAACTACAAGTCCGTTCTGGGCCTGCAGTCTTAGTTGGTTAATACAGGTGGGTACCCTTGGGTACCTACCTGTGCTGTGTTTTGCGGGATGGTGCCACTTTGTGGCACTGGATCTGTTCCTGAGTCTTGTAGGCCTGGACCTAGACCCTCGAAAGGGGCGAAGTGAAAAGCCTATTAACACTCTTGGATAGTATCGTCGCGGAATGCGGCGATATATGCTCGGTAGACACCGTCATGGACATTAAAACCGTCCATGATCGTTTCACGAATCAGGGGTTGCCATTTTTAACGGTAACCTTGCCTCGCTATGAGAGCGGTCTTTTGACCTCTCTCGCTAATGGCGCTGCAGTCCCATCTTCCTTCTCTGATTTTAAGAGTAGGAAGCAAACTCCCGTATTTCTCGGTGGGTTTATGGACCTGATTTTTGATCGCGAAACGGGTGTTGTTCTCGATTTCCCTTCTGCGGATGCTATCCGCTGCATTAGACAGATTTCTGTCTTGTTTAAGAAGATTGAGCTTGAATGCTCATCTTCAGTAACTGCAGACGCATTTGCTAGGTATGTCGAGTGTGACAAGGAAGTTAGAGAGTTTGACGAGGCGATCCGTTATGGATCGTTAGATGTCAGCCGCTTTTCGCGGCTGTCCTCTCTCGTCTTCTCTTCCGTGTTCCATTCTGTGGATACTCGGGTTAAAGAGTTTTCTCTTAAACCCAAGCACGGACCGGGAGCCACGGCCGACAAGAAAATCGCTAATGCGAAATTCGAGTTCGACCTATGGTCAGACAGATGTGAATCTGTCTTTCCCTTTTGGTGGTATGCTACCCCTCGTGGGTACTCTACCGAAAGGTACTCTAGCGTTACCTTCCTGGAACCCGGAGCTGAGATGCCTGTTAAGGTTATCGCAGTTCCTAAAACACAAGTTACTCCCCGCATTATAGCTGTTGAGCCGTCCTTTATGCAGTATCTGCAACAAGGGGTGGCGGCAGCTTTTAATGAAGAAATCAACAGGTCTTACCTGTATGATTTTATCAGTACGGAGCACCAAG